AAACATACAAAGAATACATTTATTCTTGTTGCTTGCACCCCGGATCGTGGGCTTGTGCGCTTGTACCCTGGTGCTCGGATCCTTGAGCTTGTGCATTCTGGCTTGAAGCTTGAACCCTTGTGCGCTGGTTGGGATGCTTGCCGCTTGTGGCTTGAGAGCTTGTAAGCTTGCGCCTTTGCGCCCTGAGCGCTGCGTAATATTTGGGGTGATACCATGTCATGTTAATGTTTACCGTAACACACGTTTGGTGTGGACCTGTCCCAGCACTGTCTACAGCTGCCGCAACTGTTGCCCTGTTCAGGGGCCGGGCATGTCCTGCTGTTTCCGCTGGTGACTGTCGACGTCCACGGCCAGAAGGTGACTGGTCCCTGGTCAATCATGTGTGAAGACATTCTAATAATTAAGTTTGTCGGTATTGTGGCAGGATCCAATTGCTTCAGGAACTGAGCCTCTCGCGTTGGCATCCAGTGCCGGGTCCCGCTTGTACGCTTGCACACTTGGAATATATTCTCTAAGTGCTTGAGACTTTGTATATCTCCTGAGTCGTGCCAGCGAAACCACTTCTCACCTGTGATTAAGGTTACCATTGCATCCACCCAGCGCGGGTCTTCCAGTGCTTGCAGCCTCCGACTGAGCGCATCCTTAACATTTTTGAATCGATATCGACCCTTCAAGGCATAGCAGCCTGCGCATACACTGCCTGGCACCTTGGCTAGCTTGGCCCCTGTTAAACATTTCCATGCGGGCAGGTTGTGAGCTGGTCCTGGCATCTTCGACGGCTTACTCAGGCCGCCTGTAATTTTTCTTGCTTCTTTTTTTAACATAATATTCTCCTATAAAATCTTATAGCTTGTAGCTTGTAGCCTGTCAAGCTTGCGGCTTGTGGCTTGAAACTTGCGGCTGTTTACGTCAGGCCCGGAGGGCCGTATAACCGCATGTGCTTGGGCGCTGGTTCGCAGGTAGTATAGGCGCATCAGATTGCTATACATATGGAATTCCTTGCACGTTACCTGTGATATAGTGGTTTATATCCCACACACAAACGCGCCCAAAATTCGGAGCCGTCCCTGTAGCACGGCTCCGAAACTTTTTACCAAGAACAATCGTAGCCGACTTGCCTACCTTCTTTTAATTGTTCTCTAGCCCACTTGATAAATTTTTTATCTTGAGCTTTGTATTCTTTTACGGCTTCTTCCTGAAATTGTTGACCCCAGAAAAAACCATCATTGGCGAAGTGATCATAATAATCATTTTTGATCGCCTCTTCCAGATCCTTGATTAATTCTTCAGTGATTGTAACGCCACCCTCACCACCATTAAAGCCCAGGTGTTGCAGGTCGTCAATCGTATTGTGTTTATCTTTAGACAATTGTTTTTTAAATTGATTATTCATAAACACCTGAAGTCTCGCATGTTTGCGCCAGTAAAATTCTTCGTGCACTTTACCGTTGCTATCACGCAGTCCAGCGTATTGATCTAGTCCCATATTTCTCCTTTCGTTATTCTCCTACAATATCTTATATAAAAATTAAATCAATAAAAAAATAAAAATAATTTTCTTGACTGCTTGTAGCTTGTAGATTATGGGCGGGCCCACCCAAGCTCGTAGCTTGAAAATTCTGGGCGGGCCCACCCAAAAAAAAACAAAAAAATTCAACCCTAGATTGTGGTTGAAGCTTACAATCTAGGGTTGTTCATCAAGGACAGATGAAACTAGTTTGGGGTTTGAAGATTTTCATTATTAAAATCTTCTTCTGACATATCCCTATCTTCCCCTGTACACGCATTGTGCCAAAAATAAGTGAATGAATAACCAGACCCACCATTGGAACTATTCCAATGATATCTTCTTCTTTTGCGCCACGCGTTCTCTTCACTCATTATTAATGGTTCGTGTAATCTTCCAGAAACACTATCTATTGCTCTATTCATAAATTGGTCTGCCCAATCATTGTAGCAATTCAATGAGCAAAAATTCCCATTTCCATAATAGAACTCACTTCGTTTTCTAGTTTGATTTTTACGATTTCCTTTGGAACCTCGTTTCCTGTCCTTTGTGTCGTAAGTATGGCACTTATGACTTTGGCAATATTTTAATGCCATTTTTCTGTCCTTTCTGCTTGGGTTGAGTATTCTGCACTAGAACTACCTCTCAACCCAATGCTTTAATGTTTAGTTAAAGTTTTTATAAATTAACATAATTTAATATAATATCCCTTGCAATAATGTCAATATAGTTTATAAGAATTTTTATGTTTTATTTTAAATTAACAATTAACAGAAAGAGGACAAATGGCTAGAATAAGACTAAATAACGAGTATAGAAATAAAATTGGAAATAGAATTAAAGTACATCTATTCCAAGAAGATACTCAAGAAAAAAGAAAATATGACGATTTAAAAGCAAAACAAATCGACATAAATGATAATGCGTGGAAAGTTGCTGAAGCAATCGTAAGACGTCATTACACAGATGAGGACGTAGAAAAAGCTTACTATCTTCAAAACAAGTTTGAAAATGTTTCGACTATTGCAAAAGATAGTTGTTTCCATTTTCATTACATGGGTCAAGCTGAAGAAAGGGACTACGATCAAAATGTAAGAATGGTTGAGAAGCCAATCGAAAAACATTTTGATTTTAGATTAAATGGTTCTTTTGATCTTGATAATAACTATTCATCTAATCGAGATAGTAGTTATGGCTTTGCCTTGTTTCGAGATGAAATAAATGCGCAAGAGGGTTGCAACGCAGATATTTTAATCGAGCAAGAGGGCAAAAACGACAATCCACATTTAAGAAAATTTGTTGATAACAACAATGAATATCTTGGATTGAATGGTGGTAAAAATAATCAGACTAAATATGGTCGAGAGTGGAATGAAAAATATCAGCTTGATTTAATTGGTCGAGATTATTGTAGAGATAGGTCTATTGCTTGTACTGAACAAGAATTTAATTTTTTAATTTCTTGGAAACAGGCAAAAGGTCAATTCGTTATTGCTCACGAAAAATGGGTCAATAGTGTTTTAAAACAAATGAAAGAAATCAAGATTGGTTTAAAGGGCTATAAATGGCTAGACGAAGCGATTGAATTAGCAACCGAACTTGGGCTTTCAATTACAGACGCAGAAATAATAAGAACTAATAGCACAGGACTTGTTATTTATAATCCGAAAAATCTTGCTGAAAGAGTAAAAGGTATGAAAAATACTGAAAAAACTAGAGAGCAAAAGATTGCCGAACGTGTTGCATATATGCAACAACAGGAAATTAATTCTGATAACTTGAATTAAGGTCTTGCAATTCATTATGG